AACTCCTTTGCTTGGTTTTTCAGTTACTTTCGTTTCTGCCTTAGTCACTTTGGCTTCAGGTTTAGGTGCTTCAGCAGGTTTTTCTTCTGCCTTTTTAAATCTACCTTTTTCATCTCGTTCAGGTAGTTTTTTTGCAAATCTGCCAGTGATTGCTTTTACAAGTTCTTCATTTCTTTTATTTTTTAAATCTTCTTCATCGTGTGCATGACTTTCTTGTTCTTCACGGAGTAATTTTTTATCTTCATCCATTTTAACAAGAATTTTGTACAATTCACCCAACAATTGTTTTGGTGTAGATTTGGAAGAATTCAATATATTATGAGTAGTTACATCGCCAGCAAAGTTTTCTAATTTCTTAGAAACGTCTTTTACTTTTTTAAAGCCAGAAGCCAAAGACTTACCAAAGCCTTTGGAATTCATTTTACTAGCTGTTTGTTTAGTTTCTTCTGACGGTTCTGCCATTTTATTTTCTTAGTTTTTCTTTTATCTTTTGGTTTTCTTCCTCAATATACTGAATCAACATTGCAACATATATGTCCCTTTCCCATGGCATCATATTGTCCAACTCAGTCAGACTATACTTATGGTGTTGCATCAAAGAGAAATTAGTTTTGTAGTAATTTCTCAAATTATCATGGCGAAAGGTTAGGCGAAAAAACTTTCTAGCCCTTCCACATTAATTTCATGATGATAACCACACTTCTTACAATCTATTTCAAGTTTTTCTTTTAACTTTGGTAAGTTATTAAAGAAATTCTCAATTTTTTCAAATTGCTTCTGGTCTAACATCTCAACAAATTCTACCATTTCTTCAATTGGTGTTTCATTACCATAATAGAATTGTTCACCATCATAAATGTATTCAATACTACGAGCCAACATATTGAATGTAATTTCTGTCTCATTTTCAAGATTGATAGAGTCTTTGACAATACCAAATTCAGGATATTTCATTTTAATTGATAGTTTATCGGTTAACTGAATTTCAGGCGATATAGTTTCATCCATCTCTACCTGAATATCAAGTAAATTGATTGGTGCATCCATAATGTTGCCACATTCTTTGCCGTCTACTTCATTATTGCAACGATATTTGGATTCTACAATTTCACCAACAGATTTGCCTCTGAGGTTAATAAAGTAATATTCAATATCAATAATTGGTAATTTTTCAATATCAACATTTTCAGTCAAAGTACAGTTATAAAGAATGTCACGAATAGCAGAATGAACCGAATTTGATTCACTTGATTCCATGGCCATCAATAAGTTTCTTTGTTCTTTAACTAAAAATGGTCTAAATTTAATTTTTTTCTTTGAAACTGGTAAATCAATTTCATATGTTGGCACATCAATTTTTGGTAAAGCCATAATAACTCCTTATGTTAAAATCAATCGTTAGAATTTTTCCCAACGAGTATATGCAAATGTTACTGTCAATTTGTGGTAACCTTCTGAATTCCAATCCAAATCTAGTTGATTTATTGATATTGGATATGCCTCAATTAATCTGGCAGAATATGTCAATTCATCTGTGACACTATACTGGTTAATCAATATGTCAGTCACATAGTCTGTTTTGTATTTGTAATTGTTTGTATTAAGTGGGTTGATGAACTCTAACCAGTTGTCAAAAAACTGTTTTTGATTCATATCATCATCAACAATGAATGTAAGGTCCAAGTCAGTAAATGTTGTTAGATAAGGATACTTTTCAATTGGACCGTATGTTCTTTGTTCGGTCGTTGAAAATGTTCTTCCAGGTAACTGTGCGGCCTCACATCTCAAAGACAAAGTTCTGTCATTTGTGTCGGTTGTATTGATTCCAGGTGGAATAACAATATAAACATCAAAACGATTGGCTCTCGCTATGTCTTTTTGAAAACTGTATACAAATTCTTGTAGACTTGGCATTTATGAATTCCTTATTTCTTCTACTGATTCTTTCCAAACCTTATTTGCCGGAGCTTTCTTAAACTGTTGGACTGGCAAATATATTGCGGTATCCCACTCATTTGGTTGAACGGCAAGTATCCGTGACTTTATGTGAGGATATAGATATCTCTTAATACATGGCCTAAACTCTTTATATCGTTTGGAGGCTTCTAGGATTTGATATGTGATACGAATGCGTTTGATTTCATCCTCATCGTTGTAGATGGCTAGGTTTAAAAGTTTTTTCATAAATAAAACTCTATACCTAAGTGGTAGATAATGAATGTTTAGTCCTAGAAAACCATCCGAATATCTTTCAAGTGGCATCACCAGTGGAAATTTGTCATAATAATCTAAATCATCTTTACCTTTGGGATCATATACAAAGAAGTATAAACCACCAATCATAAATTTTTGACGATTGCTTGGTGATGTATACCTAGATTTCTCTTTTGTGATAGGTATTGCAAGTCTTCCAGGGTTTCGCAACTCTGCAACTTTAGCAACGAGCCATTTCATTGATTCACGACTCATCGTTTGCAAATCGTTTGCAATCTTTTGTTCGTTTAGTGTGGTGAGGATAGAGGGTTTTGTAGCCATGACTTATTTAGTTATAAGCCTAGGTGGTCCTCAGTAATGAGTTTGAACTCCCAACCACGGTCTAAACAGAATTCGGTTGCAGCTTTCCATTTGGCTTGATTGACACCCCAAGTTGCAACTTCGGTAATGTATTGTTTAGTTACACGCCTTTGTTGTACTGGTGGTTGAGTTTGTTTTTTTGGTTTGACTTCCAACATCATCGTTTTTATCATATTTTTTTTGTCTTTTACTTTGACAACAAAATCTGGAAAGTATCTGTGCCATTTTCCATCAACAGGAGACAGATAAGGTATGACAACTTCTTCTGAAGCCCAAGACACAATACTTGGATTTCTGTCGAGCCATGACATTAATCTCGCTTCCCAACTTGAGCGATACACGATGTTTTTGTAATCCCCAACATATTTTTGAGGATTTGATGGTTTAAATATTCCAGAATATGCCATAAATAATATATATAACGGTTTTTAAAGCAAGGAAAATAATGGCCGAAATAACAGAATTAGTTAATCCTTATGCCACAGCGGGCAGAACGCCCAATTCTGGCAAATTGCAAAATTTATATAAAAACCAATATGCCAGAAATATTAACCAATATCCAAGAGATGTTAGTACATCTGCTAAAGGACATACAGTACTTTTCAACATAACTGAACGAAAAGTGGTCAGTGGACTTTCTGCTGCTTTTAAAGAAGGTGGTGTTGAAGGTGTTGCATCTTGGGCAGTAGACCAAGGAGAACAAGTTGGAACTGAATTAAACAATAATATTAAAAAGGTTGGTGGATCATTCAGTAATGTAACTACAAGAACAAACGATTTTATAAGTGATTCAATAACACTTTATATGCCAGAAACTTCTAGTTTTGGTACACAAGCACAATATGGACAATTAAGTATTGCTGATGCAGCTGGTTCATTACCAGGTATTGGTAAAGCTTTTAACGCTTTAACTTCTACCTTAAACAATGGTGCTGCTAGATTGGTGGGAAATGCTGTTGGTTATGTTTTCAATCCTCAACAACAATTACTATTTGAAGGTATAGATTTTAGAGATTATTCAATGACTTTTACATTTACTCCATTTTCTTCATACGAATCTGAAGCAATGATAAACATTATCAAAACATTTAGACGCCATGCGGCACCAACAATTGTTACTGGATTAAATGGTTTCTTTTTTAATCCGCCTTCTGTTTTTGACATAAAATTCCTGTTCAATGGTGGTGAAAATTTTAGTATCAATAAAGTAAAAACAAGTGTGTTAACCAATGTGGATGTCAATTATGCGCCAAATGGTTGGTCAACACATGAAGATGGAACACCTGTTCAAACAACAATGACATTACAATTTAGAGAATTGGAATTGGTTGACAGAGCAGCAATAGATTCGGGGTACTAAAAATGAAATATTTTGAAACTCTACCAAAAGTAATTTATACAGACGATAACAATAATAAAAGGATTTTAACTAACCTTATTACAAGAGTTAGTCTTATACCAGAATTATTCAAAAATCCTTTGCTTTATTATGAATACGATATTCAAGAATCGGATACACCCGAAATAATTGCACACAAATACTACGGCAGTGTAAATCGTTTTTGGATAGTATTATTTGCAAATAATTTATTAGATCCACAATGGGATTGGCCAATGAATTATACTGTTTTTAGTAAATATTTGGAACAAAAATATGAACCAAGTCAATTAACCGAGGTACATGATTATCAAAAAATCATTACAAAAA